AAGTTACTCTTGTCTCCGGCAGCTGTGAATGAGTTGCCTACTGCATCAAATCCATAACCAGTTAAGAATCTGTCCCTAAACGATTGGTACGCGCCCTTTCTAGAACCGGCAAGCTGATCATACACACCAGCTAGATTTCCTGGAGTAGTTTCAGTAGACGTTAAAGAATTCCAAACCTCATTATTGTCTTCACCGAATGTATCGTCAACTGATGAAGTTCTAAGAGCTCCTCCGGTTAATTTAGTTTGACCGTGATTCAACATTCGTTCAATTGCTGTCTTATCCCTAGGCTTTCCTTGTTTCAAGGTGACCGTAAATGTTACTCCTGTCGGAAAATCGTCCGGTCCAATTTCATCGTCCCACACCATTTTAACATCATTACAAAGTAAATCCCCCATTACAAAGATAGGATTCATTGGATTTCCAACTACTATGTGCCATTCTCCAACCGGTCTATCTGAAAGAGCTGACTTGATTGAGATTATATCAGGAATAGCATTTCCCAATTTGTCTTTTCGCATTAAACCTGCCTGTAAAACTTTTCCGCCGGTTCCAAGAGGATCGGACACCGTGTTGCTAGCTGCGACTTTTGCTGCACTGGTTATACTTGCGAATAGCTTAGCGAATTCAGCAGAGTTATTTCCAGCGCTAGTAGTACCCCAGCTTGTTAAAATATTACCAACTGCCTCACTTGTAGTAGGGTCAAACTTTAAACCCAACTTGGGAAAGTATCTGCCTAATTGACCTAAGAATTGTGCATCTTGATAGGTTAAATTCATGAAATTTGAAATAATATCAAGAGCTGCAATCTTTGGGCTTAGACCGTTAAATGACCTAAATACGTAATGAAACTTCAGAGAGATTGAATTGGATTCCCAACCCGATTGAATGCCTCTTTCTCTTCTACTTGATTTAGTTATCACATTCACAGGTCCGTATATTCTATTCCAATATGGGCCACTTGACTGATCATATAGACCCCTTTGGAACTTTTGAACTTTTTCCTCGTATCCTGATATCTGCTGCATTTGTGCATCGGTGCCGGTCGTTCCAACGTAAGCTGCTGTGATCGCGGACTTTATGTCTTTTCCACCAGGTATGTCAGCAACCAAATTTAACAATGAGTCTAGTGTAACTTCATTACCATCAATTGTTTGTCCAGTTGCTCCGTCTACTGCATTAATTGTTGCCCATGGGATATCCCAATTGAAAACTCCAAGATTATTTAACGTATTTGAGGTCTCTCCTCCAAACCAGGTAACCGCTTGAGCTGCAGGTATTGCATTTCGTCTTTCTCCGCCCAATCTCAAAGAGTCACCTATTGGAAACGGGTACCTACGTAAAGTTATCAATCGATTGTTTGGAATCTTACCGTAATACTTACAGTACATAAAATCCGTATGCGAATAGGGTTGAAAACCTACATTTGTTGCAGCCGACACCTTTGAACCCCATTCAATTAATCGATTGGCTGTCGGATTCGATAGAATATCAGTTGATATGTTATTGAAATTTCTAGCAGATGTGACAACTGCAGATTCGCTATTCTCATAAAATTTAATTCGAGCTTCAATTTCTTTTACAAGATCTTCCTTTTTCTTTAATTTTGCATTATCCCGTGCTGATTCTAGTGCTGCTATGCGCATCCCGGTGTTTGCTCTAGAGGCGTCTTCGTATTCGGTATCCGTTTTAAGCTTACTTGTAAAGCCAATGAAATGCCCCTCTACTCTATATGATGCCCCTGCATTCAACGGTGCGTATTGAAACACCGTGAACTTGTTCATTATTGAACTTACATTGTGCTGTAAAAATCCCTGGTCGGTTGGGACAAGTAAATTGGTTTCGAACGGTGACTTTGATTTATCGGTATTGAGCGCTTCCAAGTAGTTCACTCCAGCGAACGCCTGTACGACCTTTAATTGATTAATATCTTCTGCCATTAAATGCAATCATTTTAGTTTATTTATCGCAGAAAATAAAAAAGGAAGACATCGAGTCTTCCTGCATTTAGTATTATTAAGAGGCTGATTACCGCCATTCTCCGATTGTAAATTCGTACTTGAATTGACTAGCGTCAAACGACTTGTTCATGTGAATGTCAATCGAGGTCGGTTCAATCGGAAAAGGCTGCCTAGAGTCGTCCCATTCAAAACGGTCGCCTATATTATCATCAATTATTTCAATAAAAGTGCTTATTGACGTATCTTTGATCTCATCCCAAGTTTCAACATCAACCACCAATCTCAGTCGTTTTGGAATGAACAGCATAGTTTCAACACCAACTGTGTCCCAAACCATTATTATGTCGTATTCAAGTTCTAGCTTGTGAGCTGACATATATTCAATCTTGACATTATCAATTAATCCAAGTTCTTTAAGTCGAGCGTCATCCTCCTTTGACACTACCGAATCCTCTTTGTCCATTGTCTCAGGCTCATCGTATAGACTAACTCCGCTACGTTCGAATGTCTTTTTAAAAGTTTCAGGCTTTCGATACTGGTACTGTGCCAGCCTAAGTTGATCCGGGCCCTTATATGACTCAGTTATTAAGTAAGACTTAAACGATTCAATTGCCTTTGTCATTACTTCTTTGGATTTTCTCTTTTTATCAGATCGGCAAAAGACATTGCATATCTCTCGTTAAGTCTCTTTTTGCTTGATCTGTTGGTTTTTTCAGCAGCTGCTTTTCTGCTCTTGACCAATTCAATATTGTCAAAATACAAACCTGGAACAACATTGATTCTCTCTCCATTGTACTCAATAGGTTCATCCAGCTCAACTTCAAATCGATCGACATCAGGCTCATAGTCGTTTTGATAGATCTCCGAAATGGTACCTGTCGTACCATCGACCATTTCAATGACGCCATTTTGTAGCTCTTCAGCGTCCGCCTTGATCATAATTCTGTCTCCGATTGAGAATTTCATGCTGATTCCTTTTTAATTTTTAGAGTTAGTGTTCCGGTTCCCTTAATTAGACGATGCCATTCATGTCTTGGAATCCGTATATTATTATTTAACGAGGTCGGTAGTGCATTATCCAACTGGATCATCCAGTCCGTCTCATTTTCTGAAATTATTTCTCTAGTCTCATCATCACGATGCCACTTCAACTCTATTGGATCAATCGTTTGATCGAATTCTCTGATTAGAACTCCATTCTCTTCCTTTAGATTAGTGTACGGTTTTTCCATATTACCAAAATCCTGGATAAGTTTTACCGCCCCATAGGTGAGCGTATCTGTTGATTCTACATGCCCAATACCCAGCTTTAGTTCTGTCATTTTTTAGATGACACTGGTGTCTTGCCGCAAAACTTTTACGGGCTTTAGGATTACTTACCTTAGCAGTTAATCCGCCGTGCACGTCTCCAAATGCAATCTTTTTAACTCTCTTTGTTTTTGGATTGATAACGTAAACATAGTACTTCTTTGTTCCACCTCTCATGGGTTTACCAATCTCGACCTTCTTTCCATTGTATTCTGCTTCAAACAAAAAATCCAACGGAACTAGTTCTCCTCTATACTCGCCGAATCTTCCAAGATCAGTCTCTTCAAATAGAATCTGGTCGATTCCAGTAAGTTCAATCTCTCCTTTGGAGTATGCCTCTCTAGCTTCAGCCAGTAGCTCAAAATGAGCTTGACTCGCTGGGCGATACACTGACTCTGCTATTGAGATACCTTCATTGATGTGATAGAGTAGGCTCTCTGACACCAACGATTCATTGAATTGGCTAAACGATTTTACGAGTCTTTGCATATATTATTCTTTAGTTAATGTACCTCCGCACTCGCATACATCACCTTCATTGATGACTGCTGCCTCATACGAGATTCCACATTCATTACATTTGTAACTTCCCTCGGCAATGTATTCTTCATTCCCTGGATTATCAGCGAATCTGCCATTGTGCTCAGAACGTTCTTTGTTGTCAGACTCTTTATCTTTATGGCCAAAGTTCTTTAGTCTAGCTAGATTCTCGGCTCTTGCTTTGGGATTATAATCTCCCATATTGCCTTTTACGTTTGTGTGAGGCGCTGATAAAATATCTCTATCATGAATACCTTCTTCAACTTCCTCAGTCATTTCACCGATTAAGAAGTTAGCAACCTCTTCCATATCGTCCTTTGAAGTGGCAATATGATCTACTGCCCAACTGTGTCCATTCTTTAAAATTTGATCAACTTTTAACGGATCCATTTTTAACATGATCGCTGCTAATCTATGAACGGTTTCCAAGTTTCCAAAGAACATGTAGTTCTCAGTTTCATGGTGATCATCATGATCGATTTTGGCAGCTGGATGTTGCTGCATGTCAGGTTTTGGTGCCTGGTGCGGCATCATTTCTTGGTCGTCATGGCCATTAAAAAAGCTTTCGAATGTTTTAACAATTCTCATTTTATTATCTGTTATTTTGTTCTTTTATAAAATCTGCGAATCCCAATACCAATGAAGATTTCTTCTTTTTCTTTTTGGTATTTCCACCAAGCGAAACGAATTTATCTCCTGATCCTATCGTATTTTGAGTAGGTGGAGTGATTGGTCCCATTGAGCCTATTGAGCCTGGAACCTGTGGCGTAACTCCAGGAGCTTCGCCTTCCTCAGTGATCGATTTTGGTTTAGGTTCATCAACTACTGATGTGTCTAGAATAAAGAGTCTAGTGAAAGCATCAGCTTTCATTTCGCCTTCTCTGCCCTTAACTGCTTTTCCTACGGCTTTGCCTACAGTATTTAAAGTTTTAGCGTATAGCGTATGTAAGTGTTTACCGGTTCTAGCGAAAGCCTGCCCAGCTGCATCATTTCCAGTAGTATCTTCTCCAAATATGAGTCCCATTAAAGCTTGAGAAGCCTTTCTGAACTTCATTATTTTCGTATCATCTGCTATCTGCTTTCCGTTTACTGGAAGAACGGTTCTTTCATATAAAGGCAGTTTTTTATTGAAATCGTAGTGAATTCCCTTGTATTTCTTTGTCTCAAATTCTTTGCTCTTAGCCTTTTCAATAAGATTCTTTTGAATTCCGTCCACCATTCTAGCTAAGTATTCCTTTGCTTCATCAGATACGTCTGGAAATCCATTGATGCTTACCTTTAAGGCATTTGCTTCTCTAATAATATCCGCCTCGTTTGTCCAGTTTGTGTACTGGAACTGAAAGATTCTTCTAATTATTGATGCCGTGTTTTTATTAATGAAAACGCCGCTTTTTAGATCAGCTGAAGCGCCAGCTCCTAACTTTGAATCTATTTTAGTCTCGTATTCTTTATCTGCTGCTTGGATACCAGAGGTAAGCTCTTCCGACATATCGTCAGTGATTACCTCGGCCGTGTGAATTGCATCAAATACTTCGCCTGCAGCTTCTCTTTGAGCCTCTTCGGTATCTGCTTGTTCAAATTTAGAGTAGGCTTGCTTTGCTCTTTCTGCTGGAAGTTTAATCTTTAAAGCGAATGCATCAGCTAAATCCTCTTGCACCTTTTTAATCTTTTCATAGATTTCTCCACTAAACTCAGTAGTTCCCTTGGTCTCCAGTTTAGCATACACCTTTTCCAAAACGTGAATTCTTGAAACGAATGTGAAAATTTTACGGCTTATCTCTTCGATTTCAACCTCGTTGATCTCCTTCTTGGATAGAGCCTCTTCTAGGTTTTTACGGAATTCTGAAATTCTCTCGGTCAAGTACTTGAAATACCTGTCTAAAACAGGTTTCATTTTCGGATTACCGAAATACTTATCAAAGGTTGGATCATCTAGTTTTGAGTTTAGATTATCTTCACCCATTCCAAAAAGAGCGTCCAATAATCTATTTAGCATTTCGTTAGTATCCTCATTCTTCTTTCCGTCCTCGCTTCCAGATTTCTTGTCTTTGTCCACAAGATTATCCATCTGACCTCCGATTTGGATGATGTCAGCCTCTAGGATCAGGCTTTGAATCGCCTGCAGTCTTTTTACTTTTAAAAACATATTAGGCCTCAAATTGTAGTAAGTATTTAGTCTTGTTGACCAAATCTAAAACTCCATCGGTCAAGTTGTATAATTCTGAATCTTTGTCTCTGTCGAATAATTCACAAAAAGTTCCTCTAAAGGTTACTTCAACCATGTCGAAAAATTCACCAACTGCCATTTCATAATCACATATTTCAATGGCTGCTTCTCCGAATTTCAATTGGTCTTTTCCGTATTTACCGGCGATCGCTTCAACGATTACGTCCATTTGATCAATGAATCCTTCGTAAAAAGCACCGTAATGACGATGTTCTCTATCGTAGCGAGTCTGCCAGTGAATTATTTTAGCTTGGTCAGCTATTTGCATCAATGATAGCATGAAATATGCAATTGATACGTTTTGAGCTTCTCCAGCTTCAGGTAGTTCTTCTAGTCCAAACATTATTTGTTGTGTGTTTTTTGTGACTTTTGCCATTTAGAAAATGGAGTTACCCAAAAATCGCGGTTCACATTCTTTTTCAAGTAATCGTAAACGTCATTTCCAGTAGGATGCTGTAAAACAGCATTGCGTAGAGGTTCTTTGCCCTTACGGTAGTTGTCCAAATTTTTAAACGTGTTTTCCATCTAGGTTATTTATTAAACGTTATCGTCATTCTTTCGAGAGAGCTGGTTAAAACTTTATCGGCTGGAGAGATATAATTAATAAACACAAAAACTGTAATTACTGATGAAGTTTGAAGAATTAACAAAGGAACAAGTATTACTAATTTCTGAAATTTACTGGAACAAAGAGCTAAGCTGGGACGACCGAATGAAAAAACTTAGCGATTATTTAGATAAATCAGAAAGAACCGTTCAAAAATGGTTAGCTAAGCTTGGAATAACCGAGAGTTCTGTTCAAGAATCTCCACAATTAATAAAGGCCAGGGAACGAAAGTTTGATAAGAAAAAGAAGCGATTCCTAATCACTTGGGCCCAAAATGATACCCCAGTTCACGAAGCATTCGTTTCTAATCTAGAAGCCTATGCTAGAGAAATCAATGCCGACATTCATGTGATAGCCGGAAGATATAAAAATCCAACCTCAGTTTTTACTGATAAGAACTACGAAACTTGGTCTGACCGCATTTTAGATTATCTGGATGCGAATCGTCATGAGCTTCACAAGCACATGTGGATCATGTCAGACGTAAAGATTCAGCCGACAGCGGTTGACCCAATGACCGGTCTGCAAGGAATGAGCGGAATTAATTCATGCGTTTTCGGCTCTCCGAAAGTGCACTTAGAAACAATTCCAGTGCTTGAAGGTAATTTACCAAAAATGATGCTAACGACAGGTGCTTGCACAGTCAAGAACTATACAGATTCCAAGTCAGGTAAAAAAGGCGAGTTCCACCACACGCTTGGTTTTGCGATAGTCGAAATTAAAAATTCAGAAGTTTTCTTTGTTCGTCAAGTAACAGCGACCGAAGATGGAAACTTCTTTGACCTTAATTATAGAGTTGAGTACGATGATGATTCGTCAGAGAGCACAGTTTCTAAAAATTCGGAAATTTCAGCAGCAATCCTTGGAGATCTTCACTACGGTCAACATGACGAGAGAGTGATTGATAAAACTCTAAAGATGTTCAAGGTTTTAAAACCTGATCATGTGGTTCTGCATGATGTATTTGACGGGCTTTCTATAAATCATCATGAGAGCAAAGATCCTTTCATTCAATATCAGAGAGAGATTGACGGTTCCAATCGTTTAGGTTGGGAAATAGATGCAATGCTTTCAGGCTTAGAAGATTTCGTAGAATACGAGGTTACGATAGTTAGAAGCAATCACGATGATTTCTTAGATAGATGGCTTAAGAACACTGATTGGAGAAAGGCAACCACTCTAAAAAATTCTCTTGAGTACATGGAGTTCAGTACTCTTTTATTAAAAGGTCTTGCACCAAATGGAATCATTCCATACTTAATTAAACAGAAATTTCCAAAATTTAGAACGCTAGGCAGAAGCGATAGCTTCGTCGTTAATGGTTGGGAACTCGGTCAGCATGGCGATGTAGGATCAAACGGTTCACGTGGGTCGCTTTTACAATTCAGGAAGTTAAATACTAAAGTAGTAGTTGGCCATTACCATTCACCGGGTAGAAAGGACGGAGCATTAGCAGTCGGAACTTCAACCCTATTAAGAGTCAACTATAACGTAGGCCCTAGTGGTTGGTTACAGTCGCACGTAATCATTCATAAGGATGGAAAAGCGCAACACATAAATTTCATTAAGGGCGAGTTTACGACCCTATTTTAAATAACCTAACTTAAATGATCGATTTATCAAACATCCAATCAATGGTTGGAAACCATGTTGCTCCTTATATTTACAACTCAAAATCCTTATGATCTAGTTGGTAAAGTTCATTATGGGATAAGGATTTGAAATAATCCAAAGTGATTTTCAATCCTTCAGCTCGGCTTACTTTAGGTGTCCAATTTAAGAGTTCTTTTGCCTTATCTATATTGGGCTGGCGCTGCATAGGGTCATCTTGAGGTAATTCTTTATATACAATCTCAGATTTTCCATCAAACAAGTTTTTGATTTCCTCCGCAAATTGTTTTATCGTGATTTCATCGGGGTTACCTATGTTTACTGGATACGCGTAATCGCTCATCAGCAAACGATAGATACCCTCAACCAAGTCTGATACATAACAAAAAGAGCGCGTTTGGCTGCCATCGCCAAAAATAGTCATTGGCTCGCCACGGAGCGATTGTCCAATAAAAGCGGGCAATACACGTCCATCATTCAAGCGCATTCTGGGGCCGTAGGTATTAAAAATTCGTACAATTCGAGTCTCTACTTGGTGGAAACGATGATATGCCATCGTAATAGCTTCTTGAAATCGTTTGGCTTCATCATATACACCTCTAGGTCCTATAGGATTTACATTGCCCCAATATGCTTCTGTTTGAGGATGTACCAGTGGATCGCCATAGACTTCAGAGGTAGATGCTACTAGGATACGAGCATTTTTTGCTTTTGCCAATCCCAAAAGATTATGCGTACCAAGGCTGCCTACTTTGAGTGTTTGAATAGGGATTTTTAGATAATCAATAGGACTAGCAGGCGAAGCAAAATGAAGAATATAATCCAAATGACCCGGGATATGGATATATTTACTCACATCGTGGTGATAAAACTCAAATTGAGGTAATTTCATCAAATGTTCGATGTTTTTCATTTGCCCTGTAATCAAATTATCCATTGCAATGACCTCACAGCCTTTATCTATAAAATAATCGCATAGATGTGAACCTAAAAAGCCCGCAGCACCTGTTATTAAAATTTTCTTAGTCATTTTTTATATCTTTTCGTCCTATACTATAATATTCAAATCCTTCTTCGTATATATCATTTAATTCAAACAAATTTCTTCCATCAAAATCACATAAAAAAAGCTCCTTTCGGAGCTTTTTCTTTTTAGTCTTCAATTTGTATTATTGGTTCAGGGTAGGATTCACTAGGTTCATCAGCCGTCACATTAGAATGATTAATAGTTTCAGTTATTGATTCCATTAAATCCTTATTTAGATTATAGAATTCTGAATGGACTGATGACGGGGTGTATTCCTTATAGGTGCCGTAATTCTTTTCTTTTATCGAAGTTAAGATTGCATCGGAAACTGAATCTGACGGAACTTCAATCAATTTAGTGTCTCGTTTAATATTCAAGTTTCTAGATCTCTTCTTTGCTAATTCGAGTTGTAAAGCAATATCTTTTATTCTACTAGGTTCTGCTGCGATTGACAACGGTTCGTATTGAGGCTTAATTGATTTAAGAATGCTCTCGATATTTCCATCACTGATCACTACGTGTCCTGTAATGTTTTGAGTATCGCCGGCTGCTAATTTGTTAAGAGCGTTAGTTAAGGTTTCCTTTTTAAATGGAAAACGTTTTGTTTGTTTTCCTGGGTGAATGCAGACAAGCAGAGTTGCTACTCCAGTTTTTTCAGTTAATACCTTTGCTGTTTTGATATGACCTTTGTGAATTGGTTGAAATTCAGAGATTAACAAATTTACCTTTTTAACTTTGCGTTGCTCTCCTTGTTGTAAATCGTAAGTTTCGAAATAGCCTGGAGTCTTTTCATCTCCGATAAATTCATTGAACGATGGAAAGTAATTTTCGTATAGTTTTTCTCCCATTGCAACTTGATTTAATTTCTCAATTTGAGAAATCAGGTTAGCTTTCATTGAATCAGTAAATAATGAAGAGCTGATTTTAACCTTCTTTTTACGGAATGTATTAATAAAAACTCTGTATATTTCTTTGTAGTTAGGATTCTCTTGCAAGATAGGTATGACGATTGGGTCGTTTATCAAGTCGGCATTAATATCAAACTCTTCGCGTTTCAGGAACTCTGGAACTTGAATGTCAAGATCGGTATACTTGTCTCCATATTCGTGAATGAACTCTACGAATAGGTAATTAAGCAGAGATACAAATCTTTCCTCAACCGTTTCTCCGGAAATGGTGAATGATCTTAGATCCGAAAGTCGATAGCTCTCAATGAAATTCATTAAGTCGCTTACTATTATCCAAATGTAATCATCACTCTTTTTACCAACTTGAGGCTTAGGTAAGTTCTTTGAATTATCGTAAAATACCGGATCTACTAATTTTGCCAGTACTGCCGAATCGTCCATGGTGGATTCATCATCGTAGAATCTAAATACAACTTCATCAATTGAACGCTCGTCAACTGACTGTTGAGAGTTCTCATCAACCGCTGGGCTGAGTATTGATATGAGATGCTTAGTGAATGATTCAGTCTTAAACTTCTCGGATAGCTTCTCCAACGGAGTGAAAATAAACTCTTGAATCTTTACTTGTTGATCTTCAGACAACTTTCCCTGAAAAAGAATTGCTGGCTGATTAACATTGAAAGCTCCTGCCCATTTATTAAGTTCTTCCCTATCGTGAATTATGCTAGCAGTCTGATAGTTCTCATCCAATACTTTGATATGGCTTATCGTTAGCGGGGTAGCTCTTCCTGGGGCATAATCGAACCCAAATACGTAATTTTCAGGTAATGATTTTATTGTATCAATCCCAAGACTCTCAAAATGTTTAACGCCCGGCTCGTAGTACTTACTAAGAACTCGGTCGATGTAACTAATTTTGCTGTCCTTTTTAAAGAAGTTAAATTTATCTGTGCTCGCATCTCTTTTGGCGCCGAAATAAGCGCCTTCTATTTTTTCGTTAATGATGACGGTTTTATTAAGGAGATTCTCTAAGAAGTCCTTGCCACGTTTTTCATAAACGTCTCTTAAGTGTGATAGTCCTGCCATATTGGTTATTTATTAGGCTCAATGCCCAATAGCCTGCAGCATTCGTTATTAAATGAAACAACTGATGCTTGATCAAATTGATTGAAAACGAAACTCAAGCCGTTATTTTTATCGGGGTCTGCTAGATTTTTTAAGCCGGATTCGATCAATGTTGCCATTAATTGCTGCTCTTCAATTGTTGAATGCTTGCCATCCCAAGTGTCTTTGACTCTGTGAGAATCGCCGGTTTGACCAGCAACTGACACAACAAGAGTCTTTGAATTTTTATAGAGATCAGAGCTTATGAGTTTAAGAAACTCTAGTTCAGCTTGACTTCGACCTAATCTCTTTCTTAGTATTGCCCAAGTATAAGCAGATATTATAGCTCTATCAAATATCCAAATCTTATCCTTGTATTCGGGCCTTAAGTTCATTTCCATGATGGTCATGATGTTACCTAAGCTAAAATAGTGTAGTGCCAGAGTTTCATCAAGATCAACTAGATCAAGAGTCTTTACGTGATTTGCAAAGTAAAACTTGTAATACTCAATTCTTGGATCCTTGTGATTCTCAAGGAACTGGTTAATTAAAAACGTTTTGCCAGAGTGCCTGGCTCCTTCTACAAATAATATCATAATAATTTTAATCTTTCTGCTTCTGAAAATTCTTCTAGGGATCTTGCCGAATCCCAATCTATTTTAATAACTCGACTCTTGTCGACAAAAACGAAATCTACTTTACAGTTTATCCCGATGTCTAAAAAGTAAGCGGTGTACTTAATAATCTCCCAAAGAGAATCCTCAAACACCGTAATTGAATCAGCGCCAGTAGTTCTTATTAGCTCAATGACCGTCTCGGCTTTATCGCTTTCTCTTCCCAAGAAGTAGGTTTTGTCGAACCTAATATTATACTCAGAAAGTAGATCTAGAACAGCAGATTCGCAGGCTTTAACTCGATGAGTTATCAAATAGTTAAGGCAATCATCTCCAGTTCTTTCGATTGTGTTGGCGATTCCCCTAATGTTGAACTTCTTTGACAGCGATTCCGGTGAATCAAACCATTGATAAGGTTCCATACCCTTTGCTTCGCTGCAAGTGTATCCAGGCACCCTAAATAAGGTTTCGTCAAAATCAAATATGTTAATGTGTGGTCCGTTTTCCATACGATATTTTACTGATAAATAACCTAGTAGTTTTATCTAATATACCAAATAATGAACAGAGTACTAAGACATACGCGCGAACACATGGGCAACCGCTACCACCTAGTTAGGGAATGCGTGCAGGCTCAAAAACCTTTCGCAATCTATAATTTCACGAATTCCAAGCAATATAATCAATTTCTTTATGATTTGGACAACTATGGGAAGCTCAATTACGTTTTGCAGACAATTACGTCGGTCGACATGTCGAATCGAGCTAGACGAGTTTTTCCAAGCATTTTTGTAACAAACGAGGGAACTGAAGTTAACCTAGATCAGTTCAAAGAAATGGTTAAGGGCTCAATCAAGCACTATAACTTAGACTCGATCGTATGTCTATACGACGGAGCCGTATCAGTTTTCTATAAGAACGGCGAGCACCATGAAATAGGAAGTTCCCTTTATGCTAGTAGTAGCATTCAGGAGTTCAATAGCGATTTCTATCAAATCGAGGGCATCTATTATTGTTTTATCAGATAAAACTTCGGTCAATATCTTGATAAAATATAAAGATGGAAGAAACTACTCAAAAAAGAACTATTGCCGAGGTATTTAGAGATAAGCGCGAGCTATTCTCCGGCGAAATTTATACAGGAATCAAGTTACTTGAAAACGTACGTAAGATTCCAGAAGCCCAGGTCACTTTCCTGAGCTTGAGACAGAGAATGTTAGAAGAAAACCACACTCTGATTGAACATTTCACTCAATTAAAAAAGACCTATCGTGAGAAAAAGGGAGAGGAATGGGTTGATGCTTCAAAAAGTCATCAAGTTCGATACAATTCCAATGAAAAGAATACGATAGTTGACGGTAAAACCGCCTCAATCAAGGAAAAACTTGAACAGGTTGAAAACCAGATAGGATTCTATGCAGAATCAATCAAAACAATAGACGCTGTCCTTTTCGGGATCAAAACTCGCCTAGACGTTCAAAAGCTCCTTGACGGGCATTAAAATTACTGCTACTTGATTGTTAACATTTAAAGTCACAGAGGACCGTCGTCATCTACAATTAGTCTCTCACGACCTAAAGGGCGAGCTTAAGGACCTGCAACTCTATTTTAAAAAGAGGCAAAAGGGTTATCACTTCAATAAACTTTACAAACGAAAACTTTGGGATGGATTCGATAAATTCATTGATCCTGAACTACGAATTGGGGTCGGTTTATGGAAAGAGGTGATTAATTTCGGTAAGAAATACGACTATGAGATCAACATTGAGGGTCTTGAGGATCTACTCAACCTAAAATTCACCAAGGAACAACTCGATAAATTCGCATCAGTTCTGCTTGATGGAACTGGAATTGACATGCGAGACTATCAGTTAGAAGCAGCTCATCGTGCGCTAAAGTACAAGTTCTGTTCTCAAGAGCTTGCCACCTCAGCTGGTAAAACCTTAATTCTTTACATCTACCTCTCGTTCCTAAAACGTAAGGGAATTATTACCACAGATAAGAAGGCCCTGATAGTTGTTCCAAACATTTCACTAGTCGGCCAGACTGCTGAGAAATTCGAAAAGGATTACGCGACCGGTTTAATTAACTATAATGTGCTCTCGATTGGAGGAACCAATAAGTATTCAGATAAGAAATTCGATGAGGCTGACCTAATCATATCGACCTATCAAAGTTTAAAGAACAAGGACGCTGATTTCTTTAAGAAGTTTTCAGTGCTGTGTATTGATGAGTGTCACACGAGCCGAGGAGACTCAATCAAGAACATTCTACTTTCATCAACCAACGTAGAATATAAATTGGGCTTGTCCGGTACAATTAAGATTGAAGAGCAGTACTCGGATTTCTTTAAGATTCAAGAGTACTTGGGGCCGCTAAGCATGACTCTAAAATCAAGCTTCTTGATCGATCAGCAACACTCTCCGAATGTCTATATCAAAATGATTAACCTACAGTATCCGGATAGCGAACCTTTTGTTAATCAATACAAAGCCTTGAGGGAATCGGGCCAAGCTGGCAAACAGCTATTTGATTCTGAACGGGCTTTCATCGTGGGTTACGAGCCCAGAATCCAATTCATTTCTCAATTCGTTAAGAAACTTGGGGGAAATACCTTGATTCTATTCATTAACGTCAAGGATCAGTACGGCCAACGTATTTGCGATAAGATTAAGGAATGGAATGACCACGCTTATTACATTGACGGTGGAGTGGATGGAGACGATCGTGCTGACTACAAAGAGGCAATGGAACGTGAGGAAGGTGCAGTCATTGTTGCAAGTTACGGAACGTTCTCAACCGGAATCGACCTCAAGAAGGTCAATAATATCATATTCGCTGAAAGTTATAAATCCGAAATCACGATTCGTCAATCAATTGGTCGTGGAATGCGTAAGCTTGCTGGAAAGCATGAAGTTACTGTGTACGATCTAATTGACGATCTTGATGGGTACATTGTGAAACACGGAAAGGTCCGCGAAGCAATTTATCTTAAGGAAAAATTCATTGTGTCAAAGCACAGTTACGATTTAAGTAAGCTTAAGGGTTAACCAACTTTATTTCAAAGTCTCTGGCTCTCCATGTATGAACGTAATAACTTATGTCTTCTAGTTTATGCTCAGCTTGTTCATAGCCCTCTCCCCAACCATCAGCATACTGACCTGATAACTCTTCTTTTATTGCCTCAATGTCAAGATCTGATAGTGCAACAACTTCAACTACGAAATTACCATCTCGAGTTATTCCTTTTGCTCTAATCGTTTCAACTCCTGGAACATCTGAGTACTCTTCAAGTTTAGATTGATTGAAGTCACTAACGATATCATCTTCGAAATCATCAGCTGCAACGATCCCTTGGTAAGCTAAAGGTTCTGTGAAACCTGCACGCTTAACTTCTTCCCATGCTGCATCAAAGAATTCGTCCTCATCAATTTCATCGTTTAGATATTGCTTATAATCATAGTTAAAGTCAAGATCAATCTCATTCGCCTTTCTTATGAATTCGTCAACTCCGTATTGTGAAGCCCTCTCAAACCAGCTTTCGTAGTCCAATTGAATGAATATTGGTGATTCAAACGTGAATGTTTTAGTTGTTGGCATACCTATTGATGTTAACCTATCTACTTCTTCAGGGCTAAACGTATGAGGTTCTTCAGGTTTGCGGTCAAAATCGAATTCTAACTGTTTTTCAGTTGTAAATTGTTCAAATAGTTTAATGTGTTTCATTTATAGTTGTTTTATTTATACATAAACCTCTCTAAC